AAGTTAAGAATATAACATTTACGTTGTAAAGTGAGTAATTTTGTTGTAGTATTAGGAGCTAGTGGTCATGGCAAAAGCACTAGTATCAAATCTTTAAACCCAGAGGAAACTATTGTCATTAATGTACTAGGCAAACGTCTTCCCTTTAAGGGAAGTGCTAAAGCCTATAATTCTGAGAGGAAAAACTTATTTAAAGTATCTTCTTGGGATAAAACTATTGTACTGTTAGACAAGATAAATAAATTAGATCGAATCAAAAACATTATCATTGATGATGGTATTTATCTTATGCGCAATGAGTTCTTTGAAAGAGCATCAGAACGTGGCTATGATAAATATAATGAGCTTGCAGATCATTTCAGAAGGATAATTCAGAAGTGTTCTAGCTTAAGAGACGATTTAAATATATTTATGATGTTGCATACAGAACCAATAGAAACTGATGGAGGCATTAGAAGTTATAAAGCATCAAGTGTGGGAAAACTGTTGGATAAACTGTATGATCCACTTGAGAATGTTACTATAACTCTTTATTGTGAACCTCAGTTTGATGAAAATGGTGTTCCTGCTTTTGGATTCTATACCCATAAATTAAGGGTAGAGGGAATTGAGATTCCTGCGAAGACTCCAGAAGGAATGTTTGAAGAAGATTTTATCCCTAATGATTTAGGGTTAGTTGTTGAAGCTATGAACAAATATTATAACGAATGATCGTTAAAATGCTCTGTACCTTTGATTATAATCCGGAAACTAACGAGTATAAACCCGTTGGTTCTCCGGAGATAATCAAGGAGGATAAAAAGGTAATAGATTCTGGAGAACCTAAGATTGTTCTTGAAGAGAATAAATATTGCCTTAATCAAGCAGCGGCAAATCTTTTAAACGTAGTTGCCGGAGATCGATTGATTATTAATTATAATAATCTTAACGAATCCAAGAATGTTAAAGTACCAATCATTGGTTCTTCTAAAAGTTGGAAATCTACATCTGGTAATAAACTCACAAAGAGTTTAACAGTAAGTTGTAGAGGTATTGCTAATAATGTACTATCTGAGTATGGAAATGAGTTTACTCTTGTTCCATATGAAGATGGCTTATATCAAATGGTAGGCAATAAAGAACTTCCAATTGAAGAAGATGAAAATGTTGAGGTTACTGAGTCGCCTAAAGTTGAAGACGATTTAACAGAACTTGAAGAAGATCCTTCTACTTTCGAGATTACTGATATTGACTTTAATTTTGACGAAAATGAATTTTAATCTAGCGAAGACTAACGGAACTGCTGTTACAAGGTTGAAAGCTTGGACCATTAATAAGGTTGCTTTCAAGGGTGTTGAACTTAAAACTGGTACCACTTCAGAAGGTAGAGTTTGGAAGGCAATGCAATTTAACTTTGAAGGACCAGATGGAATATATAATCATATGGTATTCTGTCCTGGTGACGACGGAGATAAACGAGTAACTGGCAGTACTAACGGTAGAGATTGGGAACTTCCTTCAGCTATGGAACAACTGCAATTCACTATTGCACATGTTGCTTCTGCTCTTGCCCCTGAGGCATTTGAGAAGTTGAAGGGTGTAGAACTTGACCTTCCCAAAGATTTTGAGAAGCTTGTAGGCATTATGCAGAAGGCACTCGCTAAGGCTGTAGATAAAGAAACTAACCTTAAACTTATAGGCAATAATAAGGGATATGCAACCATTCCTAGCTTTGTTAATATTAACAAGACTAGTAAAGAAGCTTATATTTCTAATAATTGGCTAGGTGATAAGGTAGCTTTTACACCTTATGAAACTCAGAAGATGAAGAAGGCCAAGGAAGCCGCTCCTACCGAGGTCGACAAAGATGAAGATTCAGTTTCAACAAATGATGAAAGTTCTGACGATATTGATTTTGATATTTAATAAATATTCTTTATCTTTGTAGTCTAAATTAAATCAATAAAAATGAAGTTTAAATTAGACACTACAATTACTAAAGAGTATTTATTAAGTAAAAATTCTCAGGAAACTTACTTAACCTATTATTTAGGTCTTCCTGTAAAGAAAGGTCTTTTTAGATCTCCCTTAAGAGTAGATCAAAAGCCTACCTGTGCTTTTTATCGAAACAAAAGAGGAGATATAATATTTAAAGACTTTAATGGCTCTTTTAGTGGTAATTTTATAAATGTTGTAATGTATAAGTACAATTGTAGTTATCATATGGCATTAAAGATTATTGCTAATGATTTTGGATATATAAGTGATCCGAAGTTAAAGAAATGTGAACGTCCTATTGAGATAGTAGAGACTCACTTTACTGAAACTAAAGAGGCTAATATTCAAATAGAAGCTAAAGACTATACAGAAGAAGAACTTAAATGGTGGGAACAATACGGTATCACAAGAGAAATCTTAAAGAAATTTAGGGTTTACTCTTGTGAAACCGTTTTTATTAATGGAAACATTTACACTAAATCCAGTAGATTTCATCCCATATTTGGATATTATCGAGGTAAAAATTCTAATGGAACTGAGTTGTGGCGTATTTATATGCCAAAACACAGGAGAAAAGAGCCTAGATTTTTATCTAATTGGAAATCTGTTATGTTGCAAGGAGCTAAGCAACTTCCTGATGGAGGAGACTTGTTAGTAATAACTAAGTCTATGAAAGATGTTATGTGTTTATACTCTTTAGGAATATCTGCATTAGCACCTAATTCTGAAAACTTATTTTTAACGCAGAATCAGTATGATAAATTAAAGAAGAAATTTAAAACTATTGTTATTTTCTACGATAATGATTATGCTGGAATTCATAATATGAATAAGTTTAGAAAACAATTTGATATTAAATGTGTTTGGATACCAAGAAAATATGGTGCTAAAGATATATCGGATTTCTATAAGATGTATGGACGAGAGAGAACTATTGAATTAGTTAATCATACTTTACAATTACTTAATGAAAAAGAAATAGAGTAATTTGAATTTATCAGTAGAAGTTACATTTAAAGACGGACATAAGAAAATATTTGATTCTCCTGCTTCTGCTGCTGAAGGTACTGGATTAACGGAAGCTTCTATAAAGACTAGATGTAGTCGCAAAGGAGCTGGAAGTAAATCAAAAGATGGTATTACGTGTATGTGGGCAGACGAACACACTCGTAAGTCAAAACAGGCAAAACGTAGTAAAAGTAAAGGTAATGGATTCGAACTTGAAATAATTAATGACCTTAAGGCTATTGGTTATGAAGGTTGTGTATCTAGTAGAAGCCAGAATAAAATGGCAGATGCAGATAAAATAGATATTGTAGATTTAAATGGTGAGTTGCCAGTTAATATACAATCTAAATATACACAGAACACACCTAGCTACTTTACTATACGAGATGCTTGTTCAGATAAATCAAAACCATTTGTAGTTATTTGGAAGAAGGCTGGAGACGAAGGGAACTCTCCAGGAGCTGTGGCCATGATTCCGCTTAGCTACTTTTATCAATTAATAAGTAAATGAATACATATCTAATTGCTATCGATGACATGGGTGAAACCAAGATTAAGTCTTTCCACGCTAATAGTATTAAAGACGCAGAAGACTTAGTCGTAGACTATTTTAATGAACTTATAGAAGATCTTAATGTTAACAATTGGAACGACTTAGGTTCTAGGTTATCTGACTTAGATGTTTATATAAGTGAGTTGTACGATAAAGAAGAGTTTTAATGACTAAATTCTTATTGCCCATGTATGATGCTGATTATGGAGAATTAAGCATTATTGATTTTGACGCTGAAACTCTTGAAGAAGCAGAACATAAAGTAATAGATTATTATAAAAATGCATTCAACATTGATTGGGATTGTGATAAGGAATCCTTACAGAACTATCTGTGTGATTCCCATAATATAATAATTGGAGAGCTATATGACTTTTAAGATAGGACTAGATATTGATGATACTCTTGCTAGATTTTTTGATAGTTACAAAGAGTATTTCAATACTAAAAAATACCCAGCAAGATTAAAGGAACCTAATATTACTAAGAATGTAGTACGTATTCTTAAGTTTGATAGAGACTTTTGGTTAAATTTGCCAGTAAAACATACTTGTAATTTTGAGCCAGAACTTTATTGTACTTCTAGAGTATGTAATAAGGATTGGTCAAAGAAATGGTTATTGGATCATGGATTTCCTAATAAGCCAGTACATCAAATCTTTGGTCATAAAGTAAGTAAGGTTCCAAGGATAAAAGGTAAGGTAGATTTATTTATTGATGATTCACTTCACAATTTTATAGACCTAAACTTATCTGGGATTCCTTGTTTATTAATTGATAGTGAGTACAATCAGTGGTGGAAGAATGGAGGTCGAATTCACTCTTTAGATATAGAAGAGATCTCAGAAGTATTTAATGATTTCAAAAATCATGAATTTCTAAACTTTAAAGACTTAATATGATATTAATTAAGCCATTATTAGAAACTCTAAGATGGGAAGATATGCCCGATGAGGAGTACTTTTCTGAGAAGTATTCAGATTGTGTAAGTAATTCTAGATTATCTTTAATAAATCCTGAACAAGGAGGCTCACCAGAACGATATTTAGCCAATCAACATTTCTATTCTGATTCTTTTTTATTAGGTAGTGCAGTACACGCTGAAGTACTACAGCCAGGAGAATTTAACATTATAGGAAACATTGATAGGCCGACAGCTAAGTTAGGCTTAATGGCTGATGAATTATTTAAGTATTATCCGAATATTACTGTTGATGATATTATTGCAGCATCTAATAAGATAAATTATTATAAAGGCAAAATGGATGATAAAAAATGCCAACTTGTATATGATAATTGTTTACCTTATTGGGCTAAGCTAAAAGACTTATATGATTCTAAAGCCATAACTAAGGAACCTATATTCTTAGATAACAACACTAAGAATAAATATGATGCTTGTGTAACATCTATAAAAAATAATAGAGAAATAGTATCATTACTAGAGCCAGAAGGTTTCTTCGATGATGTTA